TCTGTAAAGATAAATACTCTATCTTTACCTGCTGTAAACATATTTCTAATGTCATCATTGTGCGACGGCACCTGTTGAAGATTCATTTATCATACTAAAGGATTAAAGTGTTAAAGTATTCTTTAATCCCGTAGTCGGCAAGCTGTTTATTCTTGCCCATGCACTTTATCATTGTGCATGAATAGACTATATCTTTATCTGTTCAAGTCAACAGATACTTACCATTCGTGGGCATTTCTTCCCCGTGGGATTACTTTGCCTAGTCGTTACACACATTCGCAACATTGCTGTTACATTTGGCTCGGTATTGCCCTTTATGTAATATAGTTAAAGGGTTCTCTTGTTGTTATACCACAATACCTATCCTCCTCAAATAGGCTGTCGGAACCGAATTAGATAAGATTCATATACAGCTCACGCCACATATGCCCAACCTTGTTTAGGATTGCTACTACTGAGTCTGCCTGTTTTCGCTCCAAGCTGATTCATATTGAAATATATTTTGCCATTGCTTTCTTTAGCTACTTCTGTCAACTTATCAATGAAAGTACCGATAAGCTTATCATATTTCTTTACTTCTGATAAGCTTTTCATTATCTTGAATAATGGTGTATTTGCATACTTCTTATTGCTTAATACTTCATCGATTACATGTGACCCCGTTCCAGTTGGTTCTTTCTTGAATATGACTCCTGATTTTAGTATATCATAGATAAGAATTTTTATCTGTACTGGGCTGTTGAAGTTGATAGGATATTCTATCTTGCCATTGTTTCTAGCATACTCTATGATGTCATTCTTGAAAGGCTCTACCGCTTTATGGAATGCTTTTTCTGCTTTATCCCTTAATGCAGTATACTTTACCTTTAATTCTTCTGCCCTCTTGAAATCGAATTCAATTCCTCTTACACGCATCTCTGCCAATACAGGCACTAAAGGCATTTCTATGTCTCTGAATACATTTACTACTCTTTCAAGATGATTATAAGTGCATTCTTCTGTGCCTTTAGTTAAATAGTCTTTCTGGAAATTGAATAAATCAAGTGTCATTTCAGCATCATGCCCAGCATATAAATATCCCACATTATAAGGTACATAACAGAATGGCAAGCCATCAAATAATTCAGCGAATTTATGAACTCCTGCTTCTCCATTCATTACATACTTATCATATAGGTATTTAAGGGAATGTGATTCATTTTCATCAAGCATTACCCCTGCTATCAAGGTATCCCAATAGCAATTAAGCCATACCCCAGTATTAAGATAAACAACTACTAAGTCATAATAAGCATTATGCATGAGAACCTTTGCTGTGCTGTCTGCTATAAGCTTAAACCCAGCTGTTATTGCTTCTTTACTGACCTGTGGCCTTACCAAACTCTCTGTAATAGTGCTGATATGACCTACAGGCACGTATGCTGGCTTTTGTGAAGGACTTTGAATACATACACCTACTAAGTTTTTCTGGTCTTTAAATTCCAGTCCTGTGGTCTCTGTATCTATTGCCACTAAGCCATCTTGTACTGCCTTTTTACAATATTCAATCCAGCTGTTGTCATCAGTGATAAGCAAGTAACTATTCTTGTATTCACCAAGATTTTGTTCTACCGTTTGCTTTATTACATCAAGCTTATTGAGTAATGAAGTACCTTTTAACTTAATCTTAGGCTTATATTCTGCTTCTTCTCTTGCCTTACTGATTGCCTTATGAATGTCCTCTTCCTTTCTCTTAGGAATGTTAAATAATGCCAATATGCATCTCTCCCTTCTACGTATAAGTATAGCACAACTTGTATTAAAATGCAAATAAAAAAGAGAACCCATTAAGAGTTCTCTCGAAAAATTAGATTAGAATGTGCGTGGGGCTGTTCTGCGCTGTGGTGCTTCTGCTACTGCTTCATCCTTATTCTCTTCATCTGTTTTAATTACTGGATATTTACCTGTTGATACAAACATCTTAACCTGCTCTGGATTCCAGTCATGGATATAAGAGTTAGCACGACCAAATACATCATCGTCCTTAACATCAAATTCCTTCTTGTAATCTTCTACCGATTTGGAGAAATCAATAGCATTACCTTCAAAATCCTTGTCAACATTATAGATATTGTATTGTACCTGTGGTGCTACTCCGCGACGTTCAATCTCAAATGCTCCATGAATATCATAACGTGCAAACGTTGGCGCAAGGGTATCACGGAAGAATTTTGTACTACGTTCCCAAATAGCATAGTAAGGATTAAACTTACCATCCTTATCATACATTACAACTACTGGAATATATACATTATCACGAGTACGAGATACCAGTGGCATCTTTTCCCCTGTATGGTTTACTGCTTCACGGCAAAGAGCACAATCTTCTGCTCCTGCGCAGTTTACAGAGTTGAAATAGTTACCATTCTTACCTGCAAGGCGAACACTGTGTACACTGAAAATTTCAATGTCATTAACAGAGTTAAGCAGGAACTTGACGATATTGTGTGAACCGTCACCCTTCAAGTAAAAGCTAGAGATAAAACTTCCGCTGTTCTGCTGTTCAAGACGAGTTTTCATTTCTTCAAGATTAATACGTGCCATGTTTAAAATTCCTCATTTCATCTAACGTGGGCAGGATACCCCTTCCTCTATAGGTAGGGGAGGAATACCTACTTCACCTTCTTAAATTTAATATGCTATTAACATAGAATTACTATGTTCTAATAATTTAATTTTCTTATAAGACATTCCTGCATGTATTTTCTCTCCATTTAATTTACGAATATCAAAATACCCACTAGAACGCCTACCAAAAATAAATCCTTCTTGTCCTAAACATAACACTTTATCAAACAATTTATACCCAAACACATATTTAGGTGTTTGATTTAACTTACGTTTTCCACCCTTATTTATAGTACATTTGTGTATTTGTCTGTTATGTTGTCTTTTAGGTACAATTAACAAAGACTTATCTAACCTTTTAGCATCAAAATTCTTAGCTATAATAAATGCATCATTTATATGAGATTTTTCTATATTCTTATGCTCACGCCAATACTTAGTAATATATCCCATAGTTTCTTTTACTTCAATATTAGGAAACATATTTCTAAGTCGCTCCACAAGAGTTTTTCTCATAATTCCCATAAATGTAGCATCTCTCATAGATTTAATTCTACGCTTATCCACAGGAAGTTCTAATTTTCCTACGTGATATAGTTTATGACAAGTTTCACATAAAGTAATTAGATTGCTAGGTGAATTACCTCCTGTTTTACGAGATTCTAAGTGGTGTACATTTAAACTATCTGCATGAAATTTTACTTTCTTTTTCTTAGTAGCTTTAGCACCACAACAAGCGCATTTATAACCATCTCTATGTAATATATATTGTCTTGTATTGTAATGATTATACTGTTCACCTAACTGATAATCTTTACCAACAGGTAATGGTTTACCTTCTTCCATAGCCTTTAATCTTTGCAAATCAAATTCAGCAGTTTCTACTCTAATAGTAGTTAATGGTAAAATATTATTAACTAAGTTAGTGCCTTGAATATGATTCCAAATTTTAACTTCTACAGAAGGTGCAAGCCAACCTTTGTGTTTAGACTTTACGCGATTATTAAATCTCGCTTTTCTATATCGTGTTTTTCTATTTCTTCTTGCTCTTCTATTCCCCCTTCTTGTAGATAGTAATTCAACTATATCATTTCTAGGCCTAATTTCAGATGAAAATAGTTCTTTCTTTTCAGTAGTTGCTGACATACCTATATGCTTAGAACCTGCATCTATCCCTAAAGTGATACTTTGCTTATAAGTTTTACTTGAAGATAAAAGCTGAATAGTAAAAGGTGTCCTTTTAATCACTTTAGCTTTACCATATTTAAGCATTAATCTTACTTTAGCGTGATTTTCAGTAGGCATGATAGGTTTACCATTTTTACTTAAAACATATATCATAATATTCTCCTTATCATAGCAAGGATTATCTCACTAAAAAGTGGTTAGTTGTCCGTAGCCAATGTTATTCCAAGGTTTTATATGCTTACAACACTATTCCTACCTATCAGAATTGTTTAATCATAAGCCGTATGGTTTAAGGTTCGGACTCACGCCCTAAAGTACCTATATATTCTTAGATAACGTAG